CCCGTTGTGCCGTCGTTGAGTTTTCTATCTCAGGAAAACAAAAACCAGCAATTGCAGCAGAGTTCTTCAATAGACTTAATGGAATCTTGGACACCGAACGGGTTCAGGCTGACAAGAAAGTTATTGCGGAACTTATCAATAAGCACTTTCCAGATTGGCGGAGAGTCTTAAATGAGTGTCAACGCTATAGTAGTAGTGGCACAATTGATTCCTCCATATTAGCGGAGTTTAGTGATGTCAAGACATCGGACCTTATCAAGAAACTTAAAGAAAAGAACTTCACTGAAGTTCGTAAGTGGGTTGTTAGTAACCTTGACAACGATCCTGGGGTTATCTTACGCCGTGTCTATGAGTCTCTCACTGATGCAGTGGTTCCTCCTAGTATCCCTGCTGCTGTTCTTATCATTGCCAAGTACCAGTATCAGATTGCTTTTGTTGCTGATCAAGAAATTAACCTCTTGGCTGCCCTCACTGAAATAATGTGTGAATGTGAATTCAAATGACTTTTACCGTGAAAAAAGAAAAACAAAGGAACCAAGTCAAATCTAGGTTCTACTACATCTTCTGGGGATCCGCAACCGTTGCAGTTGTTGCTGGTCAATTATATGTGGGAAATGGTTTCCGCCGAATGGCAGAAAGTTTTGAGAGTGTATTAGATGCTCCCATTCGAATGGATATAGGTATTCCTAGACCATCATATGAACATCAATGGGAAGATCATCCTATGCTCATAAAATGATACTAACTGAATCAGATGCCATTTATGCTGCCGATAGGTTTATTAATTATTATTCTCGGTTCAACCGCATTGATGATTATCTTAGGCATGTAAAGAAGGACAGGATGGATAACCGTCCTGGGTCACTTTTTGGTGCTGATTCAGAATTTTTTGATGCATTTAAGATGCATCCAAATGAGATGGAGTTTGAGATTCATGTAGTTGATACAGATCCTAAAACAACATCTAGATATAATCAATGGTTATATTCTGAGACACTTAATCTAACTGCTTCTAATGCTATAGAAGAAGCAATACCAGGACGTACTCATAAGTGGATAGTAGAGGAAGTTAATACTAAGAAAGTAGTTGGGGTTGTTAGGTTTGGTTCCCCTACCATTAATAGCAAACCTCGTAATAATTACTTTGATAGGGTAGTTCCTCTTAAAGAAATTAATCCTTATTTTGTTATGG